CGCCGCGCTTGATCAGAAACGGAAAACGCGCGAGCAGGCGGCCGAGCGGGATCGGCAGACAAAGGAATTGCCGGGGCGTGCCGCGATCCTCAAGGCGCAGGCGGTCATGGCAAAGGCGCAGACCGGCGGCAATATCGGCGGCACCTTGTCAGGCACCCCGGAGGGCGGAATGCCGGAGATGCCGCAGGCGCAAGGCCAGCAAGGACAGCCGGGCGTCTTCGGGCAACCGGGGTTGCCAGGACGGGCACCGCTGCTTCCGGGGGGAGTCGGCCGATGATCCGCATCGCAGTCTACGAAAATACCGAGAGCGGCGAAGATTTATCCGTCATGGTCGAGGCATCGAGCAATACGGGGACGATCTATACCCTGCTCACCGCGGAGGAGGCGCGCGACATGGCCGGGTTTCTGATGGACCGAGCCAACGCCATCGACCCTATGGCGGTGAACTAGCCCATGCTCGATGCCCTGGCGCGGCTACTATCCCGCCACCGTAAGGGTCGCCGGTTCGATCCCCTACTACAGGCGAAGGCTTATCAGGCGATCCCACAGGGGGCGCTCGCTGACCTCGCCGAGTTTTGTGGCGCAGTTGACCCGGCGCCAGAACAGGGCACCGAGTTTCAGCAGGGCCGCGCCGCCGGTCGACGGGATGTCTGGTTGCGGATCGCGGGGCACCGCTCCGTCCGCGACGATGAGATTTTTGCCCTGTTGAGGGGCGAGGGCATTGCAGCCCCAAGGGAGTAAAGCATGGCCGAGTGGTTCGAGACCTTAGACGCTGAGCACCAGGAGTTCGTTACCTCGAAGGGTTGGAATAAACCCGCATCCGAGGTCGTCACCGGGATTGCCCAGGCATACCGCGAGGCGCAGAAGTTCATCGGCTCCGACCCGTCGGCGCTGATGAAGCTGCCAAAGGACGCGACCGACCCGAGTTACCAGGGCATCTACGACCGTGTGGTCGGGATGGGGTTACCGAAGACCGCCGAGGAGTATTCCTTCGCGGATGTTCGGTTCAAGAACGGCAGCACACTCGACGCCGAGGATACGGCCTTCCTGCGCGATATCGCGGTGAAGAATAAGCTGTCTCCGACGCAGGCGCGCGCGGTCGCGACTGATCTTGTCGCTCGGCTCGATAATGACGCGGCCGCGGGAGCAGGCAACGATCTCGCCGCCAAGGCCGCGAACGATACTGCCCTTCGCGCCGCCTGGTCGAGTGAATACGATCAGAAGGCGTTCAGCGCCTCGAAGACGGTCGATGCTCTTGCTGCGCTCGGCATCAAGGTCTCCCTCGACGGCCTCGACGTAGCCGGCAACATCGCGGCGCACAACGGCCTCGTGGCGCTCAGCGCGTCGCTCAACGAGGCAGCGATCCACCGCGGCGGTGGTATCGTCACCGACCCGACCACGGGCATGACTCCCGAGGCCGCGCGCGCCCGGTTTGACGAACTGAAGCAAGACCATACCTGGGTCTCCAAGGCGCTGTCCTTGGGCACCGAGGAGGCGCGTCTTTATGCCAACCTCGTGCGAGTTATGGCGGGGCCGCCACGGTGACGATCGAGAACCGCCACGCTGCGGTCAACCCGACGCTCTATCTGCCGGGCGACCCGCGCACGACGCAGTATGTCGAGAAGTGCTGGCGACTGGCTAATGCCTCGGCGGGCCTGGCGCCGCATCTGCGGCCGACGCAGATGTATCTCTCGGCGCAGGATTACGGCGGCCTTATCGCGGAGCTACGGGCACAGCACGATGCGCCCGAACATGAGACGCCGGGCTACTTGATCTTTGGCCGTAGACCGACATTTAAGGTGATCAACGCCGGCACCGATGACGAGGCTGAAGTCAACCGGCTGAACCGAGACACACCCGGCGCCATCGACTTCGAGCAACGCATCAAGCAGTTCACGCAATAGGAGGGAACTGTGGCAAAAAAGAACTGGATAGCCGGCGCCATTAAGCGCCCAGGCGCGCTGACCCGAAAGGCTAAGGCTGCGGGGGAAGGCACCCAGGAGTATGCGCGCGAGCACAAAGGCGATAGCGGGCGCACAGGTAAGCAGGCGCGGCTCGCGCTAACCCTTAGCAAAATGCGGAAGAAATGATCGCTCGTTTTATCCGCCGTCTTGTCAAGCGGATCGCTCTGGCTCAGTTGCGTAAACTTGAGCGTTCGCTTCGGTCCCCGCACTTCCGGGAATGATCCGACTGTTGCCCTCTTGCAACAGTAAACCGGAGACCTTAAATACGACCCTGATACGAGAAGACCCGGCCCCCACGGCCGCGCCATAACCCGCAAGGGCGGCGCATCCCGCCAGGACAAGGCCTTGCAATCCTCTGTTGAGTGGATGCCTGGCTATGGCAAACGTAGGTAATAACCCTTACGAGGTCGAACTGCTGACCATGCAGTTTACGACCCGTCTCGATTTGCTGCTTCAGCAGAAAGTTTCCAAAATCCGCGGCATGTCCGACCAGGGCACGCACGTTGGCAAGCAGGCGTCGCCGGTCAACCAGATCGGTGTCCTGGAGTTCCGCCAGCCCGCGGGCCGCTATTCGCCGCTCGTGCCGTCGATCCCGCAATACACCCGGCGTTGGGTGTTCCCGAATGACCGCGACCTAACGGTGCTTGTTGATACCTTCGACGAGCTGCGGTCAATCATCGACCCGAAGGGCGGCATCAGCGAAGCGGCAATGGCCGCCGGCAACCGCTACTTCGACGACCTGCTCATCAATGCCGCCAACGGCAACGCGACCACAGGCGTTGACAACGGCAACTTCTCGACCGAGAGCTTCAACACGACCGCCTCGACTTCGGGCGGCGCTTTGATCGCCGATACCTTCGGCGCCTCCAGCTCGACGGGTATGACCTACCCGAAACTGGTCGAGGCATGGCGAGTGTTCCGGCATCAGCAAGTCGAACTCGAAGCCGAAAGGCCTTGTCTGCTTATCGGTTCGCAGCAAGAGAGCGATCTGAAGAAGCAGCAGGAAGTCATCTCGAAAGAGTATGGCGGCTCGATGGCGATCGAAGACGGCATGATTAAGGGGTTGGCCGGCTTCAACGTCGTGTGCTCTGAGCGGCTGAATACCAGCTCCTCGAACACTCTGCGGAATTGCCTGACCTTCGTGAAGTCGGGGCTCTATCTCGGCATCTGGAAGGATATGAATACGCAGATCAGCCAGCGCTACGACCTGACCAGCCATCCGTGGCAGCTCTACTCGATGATCTCGGCGGGCGCAACGCGCACCCAGCAGTTCAAGGTACTTCAAATCAACTGCGCCGACACCACCGGGTTCGATCCGACCGCGCCGTAATATCCTGAGTGAGGAGGGCATTAGCCCTCCTTTCCTCAACCGGAGACTGAGACATGACCGTTGCAGCTTATACCCTAGTCCCAGCCAGCGGCATCGGCCAGGGCATCGTCAACCTGAACAAGACCCCCTCGATCCGCCAGACCGCGGGCCAGGGCGGCTTGACCAACCTGTACGTTACCGACGGCTTCGCCGTTGCGCCCATCAACATGCCGATCACGAACTTCCTACCGCTGGTGCGTATCCCGACCAACGCCATCGTCAAGAAGGTCGAGCTGCTGCTCGACACCTACCCGTCAACCTCGCTCACTCTGTCGGTCGGGTTGACCTTCTCGAATGGCGGCGCAGGCGCCACTGTCGGCGCCACTGCCGGGACATCGGGCGTTCCCGACGGCACCAGCGTCTCGAACCTGAGCGAGTATTCCACCACGGCGCAGACCAGCGCGCTTTCGCAGGTTGTCTCGTTCTCGTTCTTCGCCCTGAATTTCGGCGCATCGACGACCCTGCCCTTGGGCGGCGTGATGGACCTAACCTTCCACAACGGCCTGGCTGGCGGCAACAGCGTGACCGACGGCTTCTACGTCCCGAGCGCGAGTGACCAGCCCCTGTGGCAGGCGCTTTCGGTCGGCGGCATCGGCGGCCTGGGCAAAGCAACCGGCGCTACTTCGACGACCGTGGGCAATGCCTTCACGACCTGCCAGACCGACCCCGGCGGTTTCTTCGACGTGTGCGTGGCCTCGAACACCGTCGGCGTGAATACCTCGGCCGTCAACGTCGGGCTGCGCGTCTCCTACACGATGGCCGCCGGCTAAAAGGAACTTCTCAAATGGTTGCATCCATCATCCCCGGCACCGCGCTACCGCTGGTCGGTCTTACGCAGAACCCGGCCGCAACGCAGGTCAACGATACGCAGTTGGGCCAGCCTTCCCTCGGGCGGCACGGGCAGCTCCATACCGCCGCCGTACACGGTCCCCGGTTTGCCGCAGCCAGCCGCGGCGTCGTGTTCTCGGCGAATGCGAATGATGGCACCGGCCGCACGATCCTTGGCGGCGGCGGCACCACTTCGGGGTTCATGTTCTATAACCCGGTCGGTTCCGGGATCAACATGGAAATCCTCGACATCCTGACCCTGCCTCTGACCGCGACTGATGTTGTCGGTGTGCTGGCGCTTGAGTATGGGGCGCCCCCGACGACCGTTACCAACGCAGCGACCGTTCGCAGCAACTTCATCGGCGGCTCAGCCCAGACCGCGCTCGGCAAGGCGTCCTACGGCTCGACGATCGTGGCGATGACCTTCCTGCGCTGGTTGCCGGTGTTCATCCAGACCACGGCCGGTGTGCTCCAGGGTTCCAGCGGCAGCTACGATCCGCAGGGCTCGCTCGTCATCGCCCCCGGCGGCGCGATCAACATTATCTCGTCCACCACTCAGTCCACGAACCTGTGGGCGCAGAGCGTCACTTGGGCAGAGTGGCTGATCTAGGAGTAGAACCGTGGCGGCCACATATTACGCTTCGATCGTCACCCCGAGCAGCTACATGCTGGATGTCGACCACGCCGGCACTTCCAGCACCGCAGCCGACAACATCGAGCTACGCATGGGCAACGGCACCTATTTGCCGGATCGCCGCGAAGTGCTGATGGCGCTTGAGCGCTTCGAGCGCTGGATCATCCAAGGCGGTCTCGATCAGGCGGGCGCTAACCTGCCATTGCCAACCGGCTCGGTGTAACCGATGGCAGGCTTTCCCCTGCCGGTAGGAAACGGATTTTCCTTCTCGCCGGTTCCCCCTGCCGTCAACACGGCGACGCAGGCGCTTGATCCCGGCTTTACGACCGTGACCTTTCACCCGCTCAATGGGGATGATCCCGGCGTCGTGACGCTTTACAATTCCGCCGGAACCGTGATCTTGACCATGCTCAGCGGCGGCTACGCGCAGTTTATAGTGCCGCCGGGCGGCGCCTCGTACTATTTCAATGCCTCGAAGGGGGCCAAGGTGCTTGCGGCGATCCACCCCAACGATAGTCCGGGGGTCCGCTAATGTCCTGGTCAGGTGCTCTGGTCGACTTCATGGATGGCGTCTCGTGGACGGGCGCCGCCAATAGCGACACCACGCCCAATTTCTACCTTCTGGGCGGCAAGTATGCGCTGACGACCGTATCCAACGGCACAGCGAGTGCCACTATCCAGCAAAAGCAGCCCGACGGAACATTCATTGCGGTCAGCAGCGCTATTGCCAACGGTGTGTTGCTTGATTTGCCTCCCGCGACATACAATATCGCAATGGGCGCCTCCGCCGGCACCGCCGCGGGGGCATTGATCCGGGTTCCGTATCGGGGACCATAGGCCATAGGAGCAAACTGTGGCCTTTGCAACACAGGAAGACATCGGCAACCGGGCAGCGCAGCATTGTGGCGCGCGTCGGTTCACTTCATTTACGGATGCCACCCGGCAGGCCGCAGAGATTTCCTTCGCCTATGATAAATTGCGCGTGGCCGAGCTACGCCGATCTGTATGGCGGTTCGCGACCCGCCGCGCCGTCTTGCGCGCCTTAACTTCGACGAGTTCCCGGTTCGTCCCACCGCTCTACAGTAACGTGACGCTCTATCACGCCGGGCAGATTGTCCGCGATACCACGGGCATCTACTGGATCGCCGGACAGGAGACTGCCGCCCAAACACCGGGGGTGCCGGTGACGGGCTTCCCCGCGCCGTGGGCGCAGTATTTTGGCCCAGTGGTTGGCGACGCATGGGTAGCCGGAACCTATTACGCGGGTGATGTTGTCTACGTTTCCACTACCTTCTACGTTTGCACGGCCAATGGGAATACCACCAACCCCGCCAGTCCCGGTATCACGGTCGGTTGGATGGTGCAGCCGGCCTCGTCCGCGACGCTCGCAATCCCGATGCTCTCCCCCGCTGGTCCCGGTATCACGGTCGGCAAGGTCGCTCGAAACATCTTCCCGCTCCCGAACGGTTTTCTACGGCTTGCGGCCCCTGACCCGAAGTTCGCCAGTACGTCGGTGTTCGCGACCACTGGAGCGATCAAGTCTCAGGATTGGATGCTTGAGAATAACGTGCTGATCTCGGCGTATGCGGGGCCGATCTATCCGTTCCGTTTTGTGGCAGACTTGTCCGACGTGGCGAGTATGGACCCGCTGTTCTGCGAAGCGCTGGGCGCCCGTATCGGCTACGAGGTCTGCGAGACGCTGACGCAGAGCGCCGAGAAGAAGAAGGATATCGGCGCGGCCTACCAGAAATTTGTGAATGAGGCCCGGATGGTCAACCAGATCGAGATTGGCTCGACCGAGCCGGCCGAAGATGAGATGCAGCCCGCGCAAGCGACAACTCAGGCGCCACAGGGCGCCAATGCGGGGTAAGCCATGTCGGTGCTAGAGTTCTCCACGAATATCGACATCGGCGCGCGAGCTTGCCAGTTCTGCGGCGACTACCGGCTGAATAGCTTTGACGACATATCGCCGCAGGCGCGGGAGATCACTTTCGTCTACGACAAGCTCCGGGTCGCCGAACTTCAGCGGATCGTGTGGACGTTCGCCACGCGCCGAGCGGTTCTGCGGCCGATCGATACCACAACGATGTCATTGGTTCCGGCGCCTTGGTCAGCCCTGAAAATCTACGGGCTCGGCAACATTGTCTCCTATAATGGGCTGATCTTTGTCAGTCAGGGGTGGCCGGCGGTTGGCGTCACACCCGATACCCCGCCGCTATGGGCTCCCTATTTTGGCCCGATGACGATCAGTGCATGGA